GAGAAAGTTCCAGCAGGTCACGGCGCAGAAAAGAAAGGCCAAGGCGAAAAAGCTGACGGCTCAGCAGGCGGTCTAAAGTTTCAAAAGAATGACATGGGCGGAACAAGTGCTAACATCCTAGGTGGTAAAAACGGCCAAGACGGCGGCTACCCAGGTGCAGGCAGCACAGTAAAAGGTTCTAGCTTGCTAAAAGGTAAGCCACAGTTACAAGACGGTGGCAATGTGAATACTCCTGGTGCTAAGAACGGTAATGCGTTCTCTACAAAAGAACCAGGACACGGTGCTGAGAAAGCTGGTTCCAAAGAATCTGCAGACAAAGGCGCCGCAGGTCTTTTCCGTGGTCGTAGATAATAGGACGATAAGGTGAAGCATACTCTTAGTGAACAGTTGAGTTTCGACCAGGCCAAGATTGTGTTGGAGAGCGAGGATGAGGGCGGCAAGAAGTCGCTGCATCTAAACGGGATTTGCATTCAGGGTGATATCCGTAATGCAAATCAACGTGTTTATTCTTCTCAAGAGATTGGCAAGGCTGTCAAAACGCTTAACGAACAAATCTCTGGCGGATACTCTGTGCTAGGAGAAGTTGATCACCCTCAGGATTTAAAAATCAATCTAGATCGTGTTAGTCACATGATTACCAAGATGTGGATGGATGGTCCTAACGGCTACGGAAAACTTAAAATACTCCCAACTCCAATGGGGCAGTTAATTCAGTCCATGTTGGAAGCGGGAGTCAAGTTGGGAGTTTCAAGCAGAGGTTCTGGTGAAGTAGATGGATCCGGGAACGTGCAAGGTTTTGAAATTATTACAGTGGATGTTGTGGCACAACCAAGCGCCCCGGGAGCTTATCCAACACCAGTATACGAACATTTAATGAATACATTAGGTGGACATAATGCATTAAACATATCAAAAGAAGTTCAAGGCAACCCAAAGGCACAGAAATACATAGCAGAGAGCTTGGTGAAGATCATCAAGGGTCTCAAATAACAGTAGGAGAATCACATGCTAGATTTCGTTAAAAAATTGTTTGAAGACAATGTGATTTCCGAAGATATGAAATCGGAAATTGAGTCTGCCTGGCAAGGCAGAATCGAAGAAAACCGTGAACAAGTCACTGCAATGCTACGTGAAGAATTTGCTCAGAAGTATGAGCACGATAAATCCTCATTGGTAGAAGCTGTTGAATCTATGTTAGCTGATCGTTTATCAGCTGAACTAGGTGAACTAGCCGAAGACCGCCAAGGACTAATCGAAGCAAGAGCTCGTTATGCAAAAAAGATGAAAGACGATTCCAAAGCAATGGAATCTTTTATCATGAACAATTTGCAGAAAGAAATTGCTGAACTACACGAAGACCGTTCAAAGGTAGCAGGAAATGTTAGTCAATTAGAATCTTTTATTGTGGACGCACTGGCGAAAGAAATCGCAGAATTCCACAGCGATAAGAAAGACCTAGCTGAAACCAAAGTTAAATTGGTTCGCGAAAGCAAAGCTAAGTTTGAAGCTATCAAGAAAGACTTTATTGCTCGTTCAAGTCAAATCATTGAAGAAACAGTCTCTAAAGGACTAAAGTCTGAAATGAAACAATTGAAAGAAGACATTGAAGCAGCCCGCAGAAATGACTTTGGTCGCAGAATATTCGAGAGTTTCGCAAGCGAATATGCAGCTAGCCATCTTAATGAGAAATCAGAGACAGCTAAACTTCTAAAAGTACTGGTTCAAAGAGAACAGGAATTAGAAGAAGCAGCAAAGATCGTTGCAGACACACAAAAGTTAGTAGAAAATCGTGAAGCACAACTACGCACAGCAAAGGACACAATGGCACGCAAAGAAGTTATGAGCGAATTGCTAAACCCATTATCTGGCGACAAGAAAGTAGTTATGCGTGAACTGTTAGAATCAGTTCAGACAGAAAAATTAAGAAATGCTTATGACAAGTATATTCCTTCAGTAATGAACGGCGGTAATACTCCAGTTAAGAAAGCGTTGACCGAAGGCAAAGAAATTACAGGCGATAAGAATCAGGCACATCAATTTAGCAGTGAAGAAAAAACTGCTGAAATTTTTGACATCCGCAGGCTTGCGGGACTAAAAGTTTAAGGAGAACTAATATGTCACAATTACTCGAGTCACGCTGGTCGGAGACCAAAGAGGCCCTATTAGAAGGTCTTCAAGGTAACAAGCGTTCAGTAATGGCAACTACTCTAGAGAATACCCGCAAGTATCTCGCAGAAAGTGCTACTGCTGGAGCTACTTCCGCTGGCAACGTTGCAACACTTAACCGTGTTATTCTACCCGTCATCAGACGTGTAATGCCAACCGTTATCGCTAACGAGTTGGTAGGTGTCCAGCCTATGACTGGCCCAGTTGGTCAAATTCACACATTGCGTGTGCGTTATGCTGACACATTTGCTAGCACAGCTGGTACTAGTACCACTGCTGGTGATGAAGCACTAAGCCCGTTTAAGATTGCTGAAGGCTATTCTGGTGCTGCTACTGACAAGGCTGCTGCTACTGCTGCTCTTGAAGGTGTAGCTGGTAACAGAATGAGCATCCAAATCTTGAAACAAACTGTCGAAGCTAAGACACGCAAGTTGTCAGCTCGTTGGACGTTTGAAGCTGCTCAAGATGCACAAGCCCAACAAGGCATTGACATCGAAGCAGAAATCATGGCTGCTCTAGCACAAGAAATTACTGCTGAAATCGACCAAGAAGTTATTGCTTCTTTGAACAGCCTAGCTGGTACAGTTTTAACTTATGACCAAGCTGCTGTTTCTGGTACTGCTACATTCGTTGGTGACGAACACGCTGCTCTAGCTGTTCAAATCAATCGTGCAGCTAACTTGATCGCTCAGCGTACACGTCGTGGTGCTGGTAACTACGCTGTTGTATCTCCAACAGTATTGACATTGCTACAAAGCGCAACAACTTCTGCGTTCGCAAGAACAACAGAAGGCACTTTCGAAGCTCCTACAAACACCAAGTTTGTTGGAACATTGAACAGCGCAATGAAAGTTTATGTTAACGGTTACGCAACAACTGATGATGTTCTTATCGGTTACAAAGGTTCTAGCGAGTCTGATGCTCCAGCATTCTATTGCCCATACATTCCATTGATGAGCAGTGGTGTTGTTCTTGACCCAGCAACTTTCGAACCAGTCGTATCATTCATGACACGTTATGGTTATGTTGAGTTGACAAATACAGCTTCTTCTCTAGGTAACGCAGCTGACTACCTAGCAAAAGTTGCAGTAACTTCCGCTAACCTACGTTTCGCTTAATCAGCAAGCGTATTACGCAAACTCAAAAAGGCTCTTCGGAGCCTTTTTGTTTGACTTAAATACCAGATGAAAATAGAAAGTGATCAGGACTTTGAACAACTTCGTGCTCAGTTTACCGGATGGCGCAAACGTTTTCCTATGTTTACACATGATGTGAAACGTATTGAAAAGATGATCAACGAGCATATACAAACACATAGTAAAATTATGGTGTTGCACAGGCAAACTAAAAATAGAAGTCACTTAGAAAAAGCGCAACAAGAAATAGATGCTATCAATAAAATTATAGACACTGTAGAAAAAATGGAACTGATGGCTATGCTGAGTCGCGGATAAATAAAGAGTCAAAGAGATTTATGCAGTAAACCCACTGCGTAGACCTAGAACGTCATATTAAGGAGAAACAAATGGGACGTCCATTAAAGAAAGATGTAAATGGGGTTGATGCACTCAATACTCCAGCAAGCACCGCAACTGGTATTACTTGCGAGTTTTATGATGGTGCTACAAACCAAGTAGACGGTATTCTAATTAAACAGCGAGGAGCAAGTTCGTTCATGGTAGCCCGTATTGGCACACCGGGAACACGCTTTGTTGCAAGATTAGTAACAGGAACACCAGCGGCAGCATTTGAAATGCGTATTCGAGGTTCTACAACTGGTAACTTAGATACTGGACTAGTTTCTATTCGTAAATTAACCAAGCGTATTGCTATTGACTTCAGCGGTAATCGCTACAAGTGGTTTTTAGAAAACGATTCGTCTGCAGACTACATTGTTCTAGCAGCACTATAATCTAGGAACTAGCAATGGGACAGTTTTTTCGCGTCAACGGCGATTATAATATTAAAGTTAGAGATGGAGGTACTATTAAATTAGATACCGGAACATCTGGTGACACTATTATAACTGGCAATCTAACAGTTCAAGGTGATGTTACTTCTGTTTCAACTACTAATTTAGAAATCAAAGACAGAATCATAACTTTAAACGATGGTGAAAACGGTCCCGGTGTTAGTCTTACACATTCTGGTATTGAAATTGATCGAGGAACCTATGTAGATTCTACGGCAGTTCCTCGAGCAGCTTTTGTGTGGAATGAAACAAATCCAGGATTTGCCACAGACGAAGATCCTGCTTCTGCGTCCGGCTACTGGCAAATTGTTACCGGGTCGTCGGAGACAACATACGGATTCGCTGATAGTAATTTAAAAATTAGAAGAATTTTAACAGACGCAAGTACAGACAGTGGCGATCTAACTCTAATCGGAACAGGTACCGGAGTAGTTAAAGTAGCAGGTACAACCAATTATCGCTTACAGGTCACAGACGATAACGATATTCCAAATAAAGACTATGTTGATTTTTCTATCTTGAATAATCCAACATTTCAAATTCGTGCGCCAAGTCAAGACACTCGAGTTATTATTGCAGATAAAGATATCACGCCAAACAATTCTAGCACAGGTGGATCATTGGCCTATTATCAAAC